CGGCGCCGCTCTCCTTGACGTAGAACGTGCTCCCGGCGCCGCCGTCGCTCTTTCGCAGGAAGATCGATCCGACCGGTGCCGTGACCAACCCCTCCGGCGAGCCCGAGCCGCAGATGATCTGCGCACCCTCGCCCTCATTGTTGGCGAGTCTGATACGGCCAGAGGGCAGGACCTCGAACTTGTCGTCGGGCCCCGACGCAGTAATCAGGTTGTCGTTGGCGTGCGACGTCTCGATTCGGAGGGCACAGCCGCCCGCGTGGTCCCCCATGGAAATGTAGAGCGCATCGCCATCCTGCTCCGCTGCCGGATCCTTGGTGATCTCGAGCACACCGTTGCCGTTGGCCCCGTTGTTCGTCAGCGCGACCGCGCCACTGTCGACCGTGATGGTCCGGCCCGCACCCGCACCGCCGCTGTCATAGGCCTGGTCGAGCGTGCCGCCGCCGCCGCCGCCGCCGCTCTCTGCCTGATAGCTCGGGTCGGCGCCCGCGCCGCCGCTCTTGAGGACGTGGCCGCTCGTGCCCGGCGTCAGGATCGCCCACCCGCTCGCGCCCCGGTACAGGATCGAGCCACGCGTTGAGCCGATCGTGTCGAGAGAGGCGGAGGAGAACGGCGAGCCGCCGCCCCCCGCGCGGGCGACCGCCCCCGAGGCCTCGGTGATCACCAGGTAGTCGATCGCGCTCGCGCCGGCGACGAGCTGGAGGTTGTAGATCGCCCCCTTGACCGTGGGGATCGGACCGAGCGTCTTGTGCGCGCCGGCCACGAGGGCGACGCCTTCGTTCAGCAGCATCGATTTCGTCGTGTTCCCGGCCTTCGCGACGGTGAGCTTGACGGCTCGGCTCGTCGCCAGACTGATGTCGATGTAGAGGACCGAGGAGTCGTAGAGCGGGACGAAACCCGCGACACCACCCGCGGTGGGGATCAGGTTCGTGTCGTGATTCGTCGACGCGATGTCGGTCTCACGGAACCGCGTCACGCGGTAGCCGCTCGAGTTCCCGGTGCGGTTCCCGGCCGACTCGTGGATCTCCGCGAGCGTCCCTGCGGCCGACACCGGCGGTGCCGTCGCGCTCATGTAGAGGAGGGCGCTCGTCGAAATGACGAGCGCCGCGGCGATCGCGCCGAGGATGCGTCCCTTCATGCTGCTCTCCTTCATCACTCGCGGCTCGAGCCGAGCTGCGAGACCATGGTCTTGAGCTCGTGCATGCGGTCGTCGACGCCGCGCACGGCTTCGAGCGTCTGCGCGCCCTGCTTCCGGATCGCGCCGATCTCCGCCGTCTGGGCGACCTCGGCGAGCGAGAGCCTGTCGATCGCGTCGCCGCACTTCTTCACGAAGTCGACGTGCGCCTTGTTCATCGCGAGCCAGCTGTTCACGAGCGGCTGGATCACGTGACGAGCGACCCACGCGGCGCCGAGGCCGAGGGCGATCAGGACGAGGAGGAGGACGGCCGCGGGGATCCCGATGCGCTCGGCGATCTCGGCCCACGTCGCGGGCTGGAGCTGAGCGATCATCGGGCGGCGCTCGCGACGCCGGCGATCGAACCCGAGAGCGCGCGGAGGAGCGCGCCGGCCTCGTGGTGACCGCAGACCATGCAGAGCGCGGCCACGACCGCGAGCAGCGTCGAGAGGCCGACCTGGCGCGCGCGGGAGCGCTTCGGCTTCATGCGGACTCCTTTGGCTCGGTCGGCGTCGTCGAGGAGGTCGGAGGAGGCGCGGGCGGCGCCGGCGCCGCGGCGCGCTCTTCGAGGACGAAGAGGCGCCGGGCCGAGTCGTAGATCAGGCGCGCGTCGGTGGGGAGCCCGAGACGCTCCCTCGCCTGGGACACCACGACCATGGAGTCGGCCGCGATCTGCAGGCGCTCCTTGTCCAGCTTCCTCACCTGCTCGGTGAGGGAGTCGAGGTAGCCGGCCTCGGCCCGCAAGGGAGAGAAGGTCTTCGCGGTGTCGCTCACGCGATCTCCTCGCGTGGAGAAGGTCGCTGCGGCCGGTGACAGAACCCGGGCGCTAGAGCCGCATCACGCGACCGGCCGAGCCCGCGGCCCCGTCGGGTCGGGTCCCGAATCCGTTGCCGCCGGCCCCGCCCGCGACCGTGACGGTGCCGCTGCCGCTCTCGGCGCCGACGATCAGGGCGACGACGCCGCCGCCACCACCGCCGCCGCCCGAACCGCCGGTCGGCGCCCCGTCGCCGCCAGCGCCGCCGTTCGCCTGGATGCTCCCGTTGTTCGTGAGCGAGGCCGTGGAGAGCAGCAGGTAGCCGCCGCCGCCGCCGCCCCCGCCGCCCTCGCTCGAGTTCGTGGAGCCGCCGCCGCCGCCGCCGCCGCCGCCGCGAACACGCGTCCAGGCGCCGCCGGAGAAGATCGCCCCGATGAGCGCGTTGGTGAGGATCGCGATCGCGTCCGAGCTTGAGGGCGCCGAGACCGTGCCGCCCGCCCCCGCCGCGTGCGTCGTGCCTGCGCCGCCCGCGCCGCCCGCGCCGCCGAGGCCATTCGTGACGTCGTCGCCGTCGAGTGCCGCGGCGCCGATCGCGCCGTCGCCGCCGTCGGCGCCGCCGAGGAACTCGCCGTCGGGCGCGCCTGCGCCGCCGGGCCCGACCGCCGACCCCATGGAGCCGTTGTCGCGGATCGTGCCGTTGTTGACGATGGACGTCTTGCCGAAGACGCCGAACCCGTTGCAGTCGAGCGCGACGGACGCGTCGATCACGAGCTCGTCGGCGAAGACGTGTCGGGTGAGCGTGTAGAGGGAGCCCGACCTCGTCGCGAAGTCCGGGTAATCCGTCGCGCCGTCGAGCGTGACGTCGCCGTCTCGGCCGTCGCCATGCGCGAGGGAGGACGAGCTCGAGCCGCCGCCGCCGCCCGTGAGGGCGGTGTCGGTGCCGTCCCAGTGGAGCATGAGCGCGCCGTCGTCGCGGAGCCACAGGCCCATGCCGGCCTGGACGACCGCCGCCGGCGCCTCCTCGGAGGGCATGCTCGGGATGAGCCCTTGCACCGCGGCGACGAAGTCCGCGGCGCACGTGCCTTCGCAGTCGAGGGCGGAGGTCGTCGTCGCGCCGTCCGAGTCGATCACGAACGACTTGTCGCGCGTGCGGATGTAGTCGGAGTGGCTCCCGCCCTGCCGGAGCTTGTCCGGGTCGAGGTAGATCAGGGCGCGCTCGTCCTCGACGTGCCCGACGAAGGCGCGCTCGACGTTGAGGATGCCGCGCACGGGATCGTCCTCGCCGCCCGACGGCCGCGTCGTGATCGCGCCGTCGCGGCCGACGAGGTACTGCGTCACCTCGAACACCGGGAGCGCGAGCTCGAGCCCCTCCTCGGGGGCCGTCCAGTGCGCGCCGATCCTCGAGGCCGCGGGCGGGTTCGTCTCCGAGTTCACGTGGACGAGGCCGATGTTCGACGCGAGGTACTCGGGCCCACCGAACGCGGCGTGGATCACGCGGCGATCGGCGTTCAGGAACGACGTCAGGAGGTGGACCTGGTCCTCGAGGTAGCGCGCGCCGCCCGGCTGCCCCCACATGGGGAGGCGGTAGTTCACGATGTTCGCGCCCGGCTCCGCGGTGGGCGCGCCGTTCGTCGGGACGATGAGCCCGCCGACGATCAGCGCCTCGTCGGTGCTCGTGACGGGGACCCACCCCCCGACCGGTTGGCCGGGTGTCGTCGGGTCCCACGTCTCGTTCGGGCACGGGACGCCGTTCGGGAACTCCTGCTCGTCGATCGGGCCGGTCGAGTAGGCGACCTCGGGGATCGAGAGCGGGTCGTAGAGACCGGGATCGCCCGTGTCGGGATCGTAGGCGCGGCCCTGTCCGCCTCCGCCGTCCGGGCCGCCGCCGGGTCCGCCGCCGCCGGGCCCACCGCCGCCCGGAGCGCCCGGGGCGCCCGGCTTCCCGTCCTTGCCATCCTTCCCGTCCTGGCCGTCCTTTCCGTCGCGGCCGCCGATGATGTAGACGGGCTTCGGCGGTGGCGTCGTGGGCGTGATCTCCGCGTCGATGTAACCGTAGGCGACGACCTGCCCCGTCTCGTGGCCGAGGACGCTGTCCTCGTTCGCCTCGCCGCTGTCCCAGGCGAAGCGCAGCTTGATCGGCTTGCCCTTCCGCGGGAACTTCACGCCGGCGACGTCGAGGTCGTCGAGCGCGAGACGACCGATCCACGGCGCGGCCTCGCCCTTCTCCTGCGTCGTCGGGGGATCGACCGGCGCGTCCGCCGCGACGACGACCGCTCCCGGGCTCGAGCCCGAGCCGATCGCCTTGCCCGAGCGCCGCGCCTGCACGAACTGCGCGTCGTGGCGGATCGGGAGCGTCCCGATCTCCTGGCCGTCGCGCCCGAGGAAGAGGTGGCCGAGCGACTCGTCGGGCGCGAAGACCGTCGAGAGCAGGCCGACCTTGATCGCCCCCACGACGTAGCCGCCGGGGATCGCCGCGCGCTCGACGTGGCCCTCGCCAGCGGTCACCGCGTCCGCTCCTTGTCCGCCGCGATCGTGCGCGCGGCGAGCTGGTCGACGGCCGCGGCGGCCTGCGCCTTGAGCTGAGCCGCGCGGGCGAGGAGCGCGCTCGCGGTCTTCGGGCTCCCGGTCGCCTGCGCGATCCGCGCGCGCTCCTCGAGGGCGAACGCGTCGGCGAGGACCTGGCGTGTGTAGCTCCGGGGGTCGATCTCGAGGCCGGTCGGGCTCCCCGGGCCGACCGTCCCGACACCGTCGAACTCGAGGTCGAGGCCGATCGGGGGCCCGGGCCCGACGGTCCCGACACCGTCGAACTCGAGGTCGAGCCCGAACTGGTTCGGGCCGCCCGACAGCGTGTCGCGGTGGCTCTGGAACTTCTTGCCGTCGGTCCGGCCCTGGATCGGGACGGCCGCGCGCACGGCCGAGAAGATCGAGGCGGCCGTCGCGCCGCGCGAGCGCGCCGCCTTCTTCGCCGCGGCGACGGCCTCGGGCCCCACGAACGTGACCGCGCCGCTCGAGGGCGTGAGGATCGTCACGCGCTCGAGGCCGGGCCGCTCGAGCACCGCGACACCCGGCGGGAACGCCACGGGGCCCTCGTCCTCGAGCTCCTCCTCCTGCTGCTGGATCTCCTCGTCGCCGGCGCCGTCTTCGCTCTCAGCGTCCTCGGGGGGCGAGAGCGGGATCGGCGGGCACGTGAGCGCGCGCACATAGAGGCCGTCCTCGGCGCCGACGTTCCGCTCGCTCGTCCCGATCAAGGCCTCGCGCCCCTCGGCGTCGACGACGCGGGTCGACGGGTTCGCGGACGTGTAGACGTTGCTCTGGCCGTGCGGGGCGTCGCCCTCGGCCGCGGCGCGGTGGTTCCTCCCGTAGTCGTTCCAGAGCTGGATGCCGATGCGGACGTCGTCGATCGGCGCACCGCGCTGGCGATCGAGCATGCGCAGGTGCGTCGGCTCGAAGAGGCCCACGTCACGCGGCCCGAAGACGGGCGCGCCGGTGAGCGGGTCGCGCTTCGACGGGATGCCGATCCGCGCGCCGAAGGCCTCGTCGTTCTTCCGGAGCGTCCCGCTCACCGCGGACGCGATCACGATCAGGATCGGGGCCGAGCCCTCGAGGTGCTTCTCGTCGTGGCTCATGGCCTCAACCTCTCCCGGTCGTCCTCTGGACCGCGCGGGCGAGGCGCCCGCTCCTGCGTGCCCTGCCGGCGCGTCTTGAAGGCGCTCGAGCCCGTTGTCACCGTCGTCAGGAAGCCGCAGGGCGCGCCGCTCTCGGGGTCGTGCCTCATCTGCACGCGCACGGTCGACACGACGCCGTCGGGGTTCACGGCCCAGGGCCCGAGCATCGTGAGCGTCTCCGAGCGGAGGACGTCCTGGCGCCGGAAGAGCGTCGCGGCCGCGTCCTGCGCCTGGGCGAGGAGCGCGGCCCGGTTGCCCGCGGCGGCGATCGGCACGAGCTCGGCGAGGTCGGGCCGCTCGAGGCGCGCCGCGGCGCGGAGGACCTCGTCGGTGACGTCGGCGTCGGGAACCGGCCGGGCGAGGCCTCGGCCGACGCGCTCGTAGACGGCGCGGAAGATCGTCTCGCGATCGGAGAGCGCCTCGGGCACGACGTCGGGCTCGGCCTTCGCCACCGCGCCCGAGGGCGTGCCGCTCGGGGTCCCGAGAGGACGATCGGTGCGCGGTCGCACCGTCGCGCCGAAGAGGACGCGCACCGGCAGCGGGACGAAGGTGGTCGAGCCCGAGTCGTGCACGTCCGGATCGAGGAGGTGCCCGGCGAGGCAGCTCGTGCGGATGATCCCCAGGTCCTCTGAGTAGACGGAAGCTCCGAGGTCGTCCGCGCGGTCGAGGTTCTCGAAGTAGACGCCGCCGATCGACGTGCCGAGTCGGCCGCCGGCGGCCTCGACCTGACGCTTCTCTGCGAGGAGCTGCCCAACGCGTTCGTCGAGTCGCCTGAGGGCCTCGACCGTCGCGCGGATCTGCGACTGCGGTCGATCGTTGTTCACCGCCGCATAGGGCTTCGCGAGCTCGTAGAGCTCGGCGTTCCCGGTCCCGTTCAGCTTGTCCTCGGCGTCGAGCTTCTTCTTGAGCGCGGCCTCGTAGCGCGCCGCGAGGGCGGGGTCGATCGCCTGGATGCGATCGACGGCGATCGCCTCCTGCCGGGCTCGCTCCCAGTCCTCGCCGCCCACGTACTTGCCGAACGCGTTGGCGAACCCGAACGACTTCGCCACGAGCTCGAGCCGGAGCGACATGGGGACCGCCTCGAGGCGCTTGTTCGTGAGGTTCCACGGATCGGGGACGGACTTGATCGCGGCCGCGTCGCGGATCTGCGTCGAGAGGGACGCGAGCTCGCGGACGGCCTCGCCCACCGCCTCGCTCTCGGCGGTCCGGTCGTCGAACGTCCGCGACTTCGTCACGTAGCGGTAGATCCGGACGGTCACGTCCATGCGGCCGCGGCCGTCGACCTCGGCGCGGCGCTCGAGCGGCAGGAGGTGAGCGTTCCTGCCAGGTCGCGCGTCGCCGTCGGCGACGGGGTTCAGGACCTGGGCGAGCGCGAGCTCGCTCGACGCGATCTGCCGTGCCTGCGCCTCAGGGATCCCCGCGGCCTTGAGCGCCTCGACCTTCGCCTTGAGGAGGGTCTCGCGGACGGCCGCGTCGTAGACGACGGCGCCCGGGAGGCGGTATAGACGGTAGGCCTGGGACCGCAGCAGGTCGAGGACGGCCTCCGTCACGCCCACAGCGTGCTGGTGAGCGGGGGGCTGGACGAGCCACTTGTGCAGCCACTCGAGACCGTGTCGACCGACGGTGAGCATGCGGATCGTCTGCTCGGTCAGCGGCACCGGGCGGCCGTGGATCACGAGGACGGGCTCCCATGCGTCCAGCGCGACGGTCGCGACCCGGACGCCGCCGACCACGACGAGGTAGCGCTCGGGGTAGCCGAACTCGAGCGCGCGTCCATGGCCCGTCCCCCGGAGCCAGGGGCGTAGGTCCGCGGGCAGGGCCTTGGCGTTCGAACCGGAGGGGACACCGCTCGGGTCGACGTCGGCGGAGCCCGGCACGGCGACACCGTCGGCGCCGAGGACCCCGTCGCCGGGCTCGTGGAACGCGAGCGTGCCGTCGAGCCTCAGGCATGGCTCGACGCCCATGGCGTCGACCACGGTCCGGATCGCCTGCACCGCCGGCTCGAACGGCCTCCATCTCCACTCTCGGTAGTCGGTCCCCCACGAGCTGGGCATGGCGCTCACGGTCGGGGCGCGGAAGAGCCGCGCGACGAGCTCGGCGGCCACGAGCTTCGACGTCGGGAACGGGATCGGAGGGTCCGAGGCCTGGTCGAGGGAGTCGATCGCGAACGACTTCCCGTCCGCGCGGACCCGGTTGTAGCTCCAGCGCGGCTCGAGGCCGAGGGGCCAGAAGAAGCGCTCGTCGACGAGGTAGACGCGCCAGACCACCGCCTCCGGCGCCTCGCCGCGGCGCGCGAGCTCGAGCCGGAGGACGAACAACCCCGCGATCGCGAGCGCACGGAGCTGCCCCTGGAGGACCTCGGCGCACACGAGCGTGCCCTCGGGCTTGAGGAGCGCGCCTGGGACAAGGTCCGAGGGCGCTGCCGCGTCGTCGAGGATCTGCTCGAAGGTGCGCCGCTCCGGCGCCTCGCGCTTCGCGAGGGAGCTCTCCTGGGGAGCCTCGAGCTCGAGGTCGGGGCTCGCGATGATCTCGACGATCGACGTGTCCGGCTCGAGCCCGCGGCTGCGGACGAAGTCGACGTCGACGCAGGGGTGACCCTGGTAGCTCGCCCAGGTGCCGGCCATCAGCGCGCGTCTCCGAAGCCGGGGTAGTCCTGGTAATGCGCGTAGCCGCGCGCGCGCAGGAGCTCCGCCGCGCGGTCGCGCTCGCGCGCCTCCGCGGCGCGCGCCTGCGGGCTCGACGCCCTCGCGAACTCCGCGCGGATCCTGGCGAGGGCGAGGTCCGCGCGCGCTTCGACCTCGGCGAGCTTCGCGCGGAGGATGCGCTCGACGATCGGCTCCACGAGCGAGCGAAGTTGGGCAATGATCGCCCCGATCCCGGGCACCGCCTCGAGGGCGCGCTGCGCGGTTCCGTTGAAGTCGCCGGCGTTGAGGCCCTGCGCGGCGCTCACCGAGAACCCCGCGGCGGTGCCGGCCCTGCGACCGAGCGCGAGGACGCGGTTCGCGCCGGCGACGTCGCCGGCGACGTCCGCGCCCGCGAGGTCGCGTCGCGGTGGTGCGAGGCCGAGCCGCGCCGGGAGGGGAGAGGCGGCCGTCACGCCCGAGACGAGGGTGTTCGTGAGGCCGCCCTGTCGCGCGTCGTTCGCCGGCGAAGCCTCGGCTCGGCGCGCATCTCGGCGCGCCGCCTCGAGCTCTCCCCGGAGCGTCGCGAGCTCGCGACCCTGGGCCGCCACGGTCGCACGGAGCTCGTCGACGAGGGAGCGGAGGTGCTCGAACTCGACGCTCATGCGAGGCCCTTGTAGGAGACGACGCCGCGGCTGGCCCGGAGGTGGACTCCGGGCGCGATCGCCGGCGGCCGGTCGGCGTGCCACACGGCGGTGAAGCGTCGGACCCAGCGCGACTGCCCGGCGTCCAGCGCCTCGCCGCCCGGCTCGATCTCCGCGTCGTCCTCTTGGCAGAGGTGGTCCTGGAGCACCCACGGCGCGGGCAGCGGCCCGGGGAGGAGGAGGTCGCGGTTCGTGAGGAAGAGGCCGTGGCGCACGACGCGGCCGACGACCGTGAGGACGAGGTGCGTGAGCGCCCCCGTCTGGCGCACGGGCCGGAAGCCGCCGACCGCTTCCCACGTCTGAGCCTTCCCGCCCCCGGCGAGGGTGATCGACGTGAGCTCCCAGTAGTGCGAGCGCGCCTTGTCCTCGAGGACGAGCCACGTCTTCGTCGCCGACTGCGACTCCTCATCCTCGGTGTCGTCCTCGATCGCGAAGAAGTTGACCGGCGCCTGCGAGGCGATCCACGCGGCGTAGCCGGGACCCTTCGCGCGAGCGGTCGTGCGCGTGATCACCGTGCGCGCGTCCTCCGTGCGCTGGATCCGGAGGCCGACGTCGGTGGGCGCGGTGCCCGGCGCGCTCGCGCCGATGTCGACGCCCCACTCGCGCACGCGCGAGATCGCGATCACGTGGTTCGGGACGCGGCTGTTGGGCACATCCGAGTCGACGGCCTCGTAGGTGATCCCCTCCTCGGTGTTCGTGAGGTAGCTCCAGTTGGAGCCGCCCAAGGAGGTGATGTCGATCGCCGCGTATTCCGCCGCCTTCTCGCGCGCGTCGACGCCGGCCTTCGTCGTGAGCTCGGTCCGGTAGGTGATGACCCGGTTCCCGGCCTCACCGTCGAGGAAGACCTTCTGGTCGAAGAGGACGAGCCCCGTCACGGTCTCGGCGAACTTCTCGACCGCGGAGAGCCGGAGGTGCACGGCGAGCGACGTCCGGCGATCGCCCGAACCCCTGACCTGCGGCTGCCGCTCGACCTCCATGAGCTCGATCCGGAACTTCTCGTAGCCGGCGCCGCCGAGGGTCCGGAGCGTCGAGGGCGTCCCCGAGGGGTCCCAGATGAGCCGCGCGCTGATCGGCGAGGCGGTGCGCGTCTCGAGGCGCGCGGCGACCGCGAAGAGCTGCTGGAGGAGGTCCCTCGCCGGCGTCGTCGCGTGCGTCGAGACGAGCAGGCACCGCCCGCAGTCCCACGTCTCACGCAGCCCGATGAGGACGGGGTCGTCGGCGTTCTCCTTGTATTCCGCGACGTAGCGCGGGAGGACCTCGCCCTCGACCGCGAACGTGAAGGTGTAGCCCGAGCCGACGAGTTCGAGCGCGTAGAGCTTGGCCACGAGCTACGCCTCCCGTCAGTTGTCGGTCACGGCCACGGGCGCGAACGTGCCCGCCTTCACGTAGGTGTCGGGGATCGTCGGGTTCGACGACGCGCTGTTGAGCTCGCCCAGGCCGTGCCGCGCGAGCGTCGACTGGTAGAGGCCCGCGCCCGCGGCGACCGTGAACGGGATCTCGAACGTGTCGGCCTCGAGGCTCGCGTTCTGTCGGTAGAAGGGGTTCAGCGCGAGCTCGCACTCGTCGTTGTTGCTCGGGCCCGAGCCAACCTGGCCGCTGACCTGGAGCCCGGACCCGCCCGCGGCCGCCGCGAGGAAGGCGCCGCCCGTCGCGATCCCCTGAGCCATGGCCACGAGTCCGGTGTCCGTCGCGCTGCCCTGCGCGGCGTCGCGCGCCTCCTCCGAGCTGTAGAAGAAGACATCCCACGCCGAGCCGTTCGACTTGATCAGGACGTAGATGGTCCCGTAGTCGGAGTTGGCGTTCTTCATCCCCGTGAAGGAGAACGCGCTCGCCGCGGCGAGCTTCGTGTTGCTGCCGTCGTTCGCCTTCGAGATCGTGTTCGTGAGCGTGAAGGAGATCCCGCCCGGGCCCGTCCACGGCCGCCCGACGATGAGCCCGCCGCACGGGATCCGGGTCTCGTCCGAGCCCTCGTCCTTGGCGTAGTAGCCGTCGAAGCGCTGGGCGTCGATGTTGTTCGTGTCGGCGCCGGCGGTGCACTTCATGACGAGGCGACCGGCCGGGAGTCGTTCTCCCGGCGTGAACGCCGACACCGCGCCGACGCCGCGGTTGTTGCTGCCGAAGCTGGCGGCGCCGTCCGCGACGACGCGCTCGAGCACCGACTGCTCGCCGCCGTCCGTGTCGTCGCGCATCGAGGTGCGCATGGTCTCGATGGCGCCCGAGCGCGTGACCGTCACGAGGCCGTCGACGGAGCGGAAGGCCTCCTGATACGAGACGGTGTCCGCGGCCTCGAAGAGCTTGTTCGCACGGCCGGCGTGGTTCTCGTCGCCGCACTGGAAGCGCGCGATCGCCGCCCGGATCGCCTGGATTCCCTGCTCGGCGAGCCCCGCGAGGACCTCGTCCAGGTCGTTCGCGACGTCCGAGCCGAACGCGTCGTCCTCGCTCGAGCCGTCCTGGTTGAACACCTGGGCGACGCGGGCGGGGTAGTCGATGATCACGCGGAGCTTGAGGCGGTCGGTCGCCTCGGCCGAGATCGAACCGGTCAGCGTGATCGAGCCCGTGATCCCGGAGTCGTTGTCCGCCGTCAGCGCGGTCGTGCTGCTCGCGGCGACGTTCGTGACGTGGGCGACCTTGTCGCCGCCGCCCGCTCCGGTCGCCCTGTAGAAGTCGACGTCCCAGTTGCCGCCGTTCGCGGTGATCCGGACGTAGATGTAGCCGTCGACGGTGCAGTTCGTCCCGTAGACGGCGCCGGCGACGGTGATCGAGCTGATGCGCGCGGTGGCGGTGTCGCCCCAGATCTCGACCTGCGTGCGCTGGCGGACGTGCCGGTCCTTCTTCTCGGACCAGTCGCGCAGCATGCACAGGAAGAGGCCGAGCTCCTTCCCGGCGTGCCGCGTCCACACGGCCTGGGCGATACTCCGGTCGGCCATGGCTCAGGCCCCCTTCTTCTTGCCGGGCGTGCCGGGCATCCGCTTCACGAGCTCGCCGTCCCGCGCGACCCAGGTCGCGAGGTGGCGCACGCGCCGGCGCGCCTCGCGTCCGGCGACCCAGGCGGCGAGCGCCTCGTCGTCCTCGGGGGGCTCGCCCCCCTTCCACGCGAGGGCGAGCGTGTGCGCGGCGCGCGCGTCGTCGGCCGAGCTCGCGAGGACCTCGAAGACGTCGCCCGGCGCCGGCGGCGACGAGTCGCGCTCGATCACGCGCGGTCGCTCGTCGCGTGCCCGCTTCCGCGGGTCGGAGCTCGAGGACTTCGTCGGGACCCAGAGGTGCATGGTCTTCACGGTCACTGCTCCACGAGCGCGGTCACCGCTCGAAACGCGAGCTCGTAGTAGTCGCCGACGGCGGTGACTCGTTCGGTGCGCGTGGGCCGAACGGGGCCGGGTGAGAGCGCCTCCCAGGCGTCGGCGTCGAAGTAGCCGACGCGGCCGAAGAGGGCGCGCAGCTCGCGCGCGATCGCGCCGACCTTGTTCAAGAACTCGAACCGGGCGTCCCACGAGTCGGCCTCGGTCGGGGCGGAGCCGCGGAAGCGCACGACGAGCTCGGCGGTGCCGACCCAGCGCTCGCGCGCGCCGCCGCCGTCGCGCGCCCAGCGATCGACGGGGCCCTCGATCACGGCGAAGGGGGCGGTCGTGCCCGCGGGCGCGGAGCCCGAGAAGATCTTCGCGAGCGCCGCGGCCTGGTTCGCCGAGTTCGTCCAGGTCCTGAACGTCGCCGAGTCGGCGATCGTGAGGCGCAGCGTCGACGCCGCGAGCGAGAGGGCGTCCGTCGGGGTGACGTTCGGCACGGCTCACCTCCTCGGGATCGACTCGTCTCCGCCGAACCGCTCGACGGCCGCGGCGAGGGTCTGGAGGGCGACGCGCCCTCCGGTGCGCTGCTTGACCTCGAGGACCGCGTGCGTGAGGCCGTCGAACGTGAGCGTGTCGCCGGTCGCCTCGGTCGGTCCGGGCGTCCAGCCGCTCACGTCGGCCGTCTCGACGAGGACGACGGCGAGGCTGTGCTTCTGCGCGCCGTCGGCGAAGCGCCGGTCCAGGACCGCGCCGCGCTTCACGACGGCAGTGATCGCCGGCGCCGGCGTGCCCGCGGGCGCGACGACGATCGACTCCCCGTGGACGGCCTTCAGCAAGTCCCAGCCGCCCTCGAAGAGGTCCGCGAACACGAGGACCTCAGTTCGACTGCGCGGTGATCGTGGCGTTCGCGCCCGACCTGTAGATCACGCGGTAGGGGATCGCGATGTCCCCCGTATCCTCGGCCGAGAGGACGACCTCGATGCGCGCGGCGCCGTCGGGGTCGATCAGGCCGAGCGGGATCTCGATGCCCTCGCTCGCCGAGTCGTCGGCCGCGAGCGCCGTGGCGGGATACTTCTTGGTGTTGTCGCGTCGCCAGTTGCTGCCGTCGACCCGGCGCGAGACGCGGAACTGGATCGTCTCCGTCGTGTAGCCCGCGGCCTGGAAGCCGGAGCCCGACCTGTTGAGGTCGAGCATGACCCGGCAGTCCTGCAGGGCGTGCGAGTTCTGCGGCTCGATCGTGAGCAAGGCCTGCGCGGACGTGTAGTTCGCGATCGACACGTCCACCCAGGCGGTGCCCGTCGAGACCTGGACCTGGCCGCGGTCGAGGCCTCTCACGCTCGTGTCGGCCGCGCGAACGATGCCGGCGATCGCGGCGAGGAGGAGGAGCAGCGGGAGCCAGAGGTGGCGCTTCATGGTTTCTCTCCTGGTGCGAGCTCAGGGAGCTGGGGAGCTGGTGCGCGAGGCGTCGCCGAGGTCCTCAGCGACGCCTCGCGAGGGGTCAGACGTCCTGGCTCGAAGCGGCCGGGGCCGTCGCGGCCTCCGTGCCCTCGAGCGACTGGACGACGAAGACGTTGTCTACCGCGCCGACCTCGACGTCCCAGCAGACGCGCGTCCTGTAGGCCTCGCGCGTCCGGAGGTACTGCATCGGATCCGCGTAGACGGAGACCGTCTCGGTGCGGATCTTCCACTTCCGGCGGAACTGCCGCTTGAAGTCGCCGAGGTACCAGGCGCTCGCCGAGATGTCGTCGAGCTTGGGCGTGCTGACGACCTTGCCCGGCTTGTTGATCCCGCTCGGACCGACCGGGTTCGGGTCGTTCTCGATCCCGGGCGTCATGAGCGCGGCGGTGAGCCGCCACGCGACGGTCCGGCGCGCGTGCGGGACGAGCATGATCTGGCTCGACGGCGGGATGTGGATCTTGCGACCGCGCGTGTTCAGGAAGCCGGCGAGGCGGTTCTGCGCGTTCTCGATGTCGGTGTCGTCGACGAGCGCGTTGTTGATCAGCCGCGTCCCGTTCGGCGTCTGCGGCGTGGCGGTCGTCGAGTAGAGCGCCGCGGCCGCGCCGTTCGGGCGGTACACGCGAGGCTCGGTCGGCGCCACCGCGCTGCCGTTCTGGTCGCAGACGCGCGCGAGCGTCTGCTCCTCGATCACCTCGGCCGAGAACCCGCCGCCCGTGCTGACGAGTTCGATGAAGCCCCCGAGATCGTTCTCCTCGAGGACCTCCTGGGTGATCGCGAGCTGGAAGCCCTTCCGCTTGTGCCCGATCACGGTGAACGACTCGGCCGAGCTCATGAGCGGGAACTCGGCGCCCTCCGCGACCTCGAGCTGCTTGGGCGTGAGGTGGTGGATCTTCGCGATGTGGGTGAACTTCTTGTTGCTCTCCATGTCGGTCACGAGCTCGTGGCCGACCGTCGGGACGTCCTCGTAGGCACGGTTGAGCTCGGCCACCACGAGGCTGCCCATGAGCAGCGGGAAGGCGCTCGTCGTGATCGAGCGCATGTGGCCGCCGCCGACGTCGACGAGCGTGGGGATCTGCACGTCGAGGAACGCGCGGAAGAACGACTGGAGGTCCGGGAACGAGCGGAGCGTGAGCTTCCGCGCGCTGATCAAGTCCTCGACCTTCCGCATGAACTCGTCGGGGTGACCGCGCGCGTAGTCCGCGAGCTCGGACGGGCTCAGGACCCCGCCCTGCCTGTAGGCGAGGTCGCTCCGGATGAACGTCCGCTTCATTGTTCCTCCCACTGGGCCCCGAGTTGTGGGGCAAAGGGGTGTCGCTGGTGGTGCCGCTGGTTACTTCTGGAGCGCGGCGAGGTAGCTGACCGACTGCTTGATCGTGAAGCGGACCCGCGAGGTCGTCCGGACCGTCGTGCCCGCGTCGAAGCTCGGGGATCGGCTCTGGAAGCCCTGCGGGGGCAGGAGCGACTCGTCGCACACGTTGCCGAACACGTTCGCGCCGGCGGTCGTGAGCGACGTCGAGCTCGCGATGAAGAGGTCCGCGCCCTGGGCGGGCGCCGCCGCGGCGTCGAGGTCGCCCTCGAAGAGGTCGCCGGGCCGCGGAATGATGAAGCTCCGGAAGCCGGCGAGGTCGCCCGGGAGGAGCTCGAGGTCGGCGATCGCGACGACGGCCGCCATGGCCTCGTCGGCCGCGAGCGGGACGAAGTTGCCCGCGGAGAGCTTGCAGATCTCGCCGTGCCGGAGCTCCTGGGTGGCGCCGGCCTGCATCTTCACGCGGTGCCGATACGGGCCCGGCGCCCCGTAGATGTTGCCGACGTAGCGAAGCTGGTTCGTGGCCATGGCGTGTCCTCTTCAGTCGCGTTCGTTCTTTGAAGGACCCTGTCGTCGTCGATCGCGGTGACAGCTCAAGCTCAGTCGTTCAGGCTCTCGAAGGACCTGAGCAGCACCTCGGGAGTGATCTCGCGCACGGCGGGCGCCGCCGGCGGCTGCGCGGCGCCGCCGCGCTGGGGCGGCGCGGTCGGCGCGACAGGCTCGGGCGTGCCGAGCGGCGCGAACCGCTTCGCCTGCTCCTCGAGGAGGACCTTGCGCGTCGCCTCGAAGTCGAGGCCCTGCGCGATCGCGCGCTCCGCCACGTTCTCGAGGCCGCGCGGCGTGATCGCGAGGACCTCGCGCTTGTGCGCTTCGCGCATGGCCGCGCGCGAGAGCGCGTCGACCGCCGCGGGCGCGAGCTGGACGCCCGGAGCCGAGCTCGAGGGCGCAGGCCCCGAGGGCGGCGCGGGGATCACGGGAGGGTTCGCCGGCGGCGTCGGCAGCGGCGACGTGCGCTCGCCGGGGGTGCCCAGCGGAGCGCCGAGCTCGGGGGCGCCGGTCACGCCGGCGCCGTAGTTGATGGACGACATGCGGCCCTCCTCGTGGTGGTGGATCTCGTCGTAGAAGCTGCGCCGGAGCGCGTCCTCGTCGGCCCCGATGGCGACGTTGGACACCTCGAGCAGTTCCCATTCGTTCGCGATGTCGGCAGGGCCCTCGACGCGGGCGTCGCCGGCGCCGTCGTGCTCGCCCTCGCGGAGTCGGCGGACCTTCGCGCGGTTCACGACGTAGCCGATCGAGATCGCGCGGACGCTGCCGGCGCGGACCTTCTTCCAGACGCGCTCCGAGCGCTCGTCCTCGTCGTAGGTGATGACGGCGTGGAGCTCGCGTCCCTGGACGGTGACGGTCGCGCTCCCGATCACGTCCTCGACGGAAGAGCGGCGGTGCGAGTCGAGGACGACGGGGTTCCGCTTGTAGCGCTTGAGGCGTGCGCCCTTCATGCGCAGGACCTCGGGCGGTCCCCATGGCGACACGGCGACCGCGCGCTCCGTCGCGGCCACGAACGTCGCCTGCCTCTTCTCCTCGTCGATCCCGCGGACCTCGCACTCGAGCTGGCAGCGCAGGATCCTCTCGGCCCTCTGGCTCACGCGGCCTCCTTCGCCGCCTTGCGCGGCGCGGGCATCTGCTCGATCGCGGGGCGGCGCGGCTGGGCGCCGGGCTTCGCCGCGGCGACCTCCTCGAGGGTGGGCAGCCCGAGCTCGGCGCGGAGATCGCGCTCGAACTTCTCGGCCACGAGCTTCTGGCGGACGAGCTCCTGCCAGTCGCGCCCGAGGCGCGCGGCCTCGATCTGGGGTGTCGTGAGGCCGAGCCGGAGCATGGCCTCGATCGCGTCGGCCTCGGCCTGGGGGTCGACCCACTGCTCCTCGTCGCCGATCCACTCGACGTGGACCAGGTCCTCGACCGTGACGCCGGCGGCGAGGAGGCGCGGGTTGCCCCGGAGCAGCTCGTCCTCGAGGACGAGGCGCCACTCCCACGAGAGCGACTGCGACGCGAAGTCGCTGCGCTCGGCGCGGAACGTCTGCCGATCGTCGATCTTGATGGTGCGCGCGCCGCTGTAGTTGACCCCCTCCCACATGCGGAGGACGGCCTGGGGCGAGAGCCCGATCGCGGCGCCGATCCGGCGCGCGATGATGAGCGAGAGGACCTCGAAGTCGGCGTTCCCGGTGTTCGGGTTGAGGAACTGGACTTCCTCGCCCGGGTACAGCCGGAAGAGCATTCCCGGGGTGAGCTTCTCGTCGAGCTGGTAGCCGTAATCGGTCGCGGTCAGCGAGATCAGGTCGGACGAGTCCGCCGCGGACGTGAGGAACGCCGAGAGGCACGCGCCGACCTGCTCCTTCTTGATCCGAGCGAGCATCAGGAGGTCGAGGTCGCGCAGGTCCTGGAGGATCGCGTGCGCGCGCGGCACACCGCGCGTCTGGCCCGGGCGCGTGATCTGCGCGCGGTCGTGGCACACCGACCAGGCCTCGACCCGGTCGAACGACGCGCGGCCGAACGGCGAGACGCGCTCGGCGAGCGACCCGACCTTCGTCCGCGCACCGGTGTCACCCGGGTGGTGCCGCAGGATCCAGTACGCGACGACGCGCGAGTGGCGGTCCTTCTCGATCCCGTCGACGATCCGTCCCTGCGGATCCGCCGGCGTCGCGTCCGCCGGCGTGCAGACGCGCTCGGCCTCGACGTTCTCGATCCAGAGCGGCTCGCCCGGAGCGGCGACGGCCGCGCGCCGGAACACCTCGCCATCCTCGATCCGCTTGCCGTAGACGAGACGCTGGAGGAGGCCGTGCGAGAGCCCGCCCTCGCCCGGCGCGAGGTGGTTCGCGCGCGAGGCCCAGACCGCCTCGAGGGCGTCGTCCTTCGCGTCGTCGCCCGTGCGGGCCTGCGGGCGGAGCCCGGTGCCCACCACGCCGCGGACGAAGGTGTTGGTGATCCCGCACGCGAGCGCGTCGTCCCGGTTGGCCGCACGCGTGCGGTTGCGCAGCGTCGGCAGGTCCTGGAGCAGCTCGCCGTCCGCTGAGCGGTCGCTCGCGTTGAGCCAGGGCGTCGCGTTCTTGTCGTGCGAGGCGGCCTTGTAGCCCCGGAGGCGCGCCGCGAGGTCGAACGCTCGAGCGTACTGAGCGTCACGCTCCATGCTCCGCCGGTGGCGGCGAAGTAGCGCCCGCCGGCGGCCGCCGACGAGGCCAACGACGGCATCGCCGACGCGCTCATACCACGCGTCAGCCATGGCTCACACCGAAGCGGATCGTGCGCCTGCGATCGCGCGTCTCGACCTCGCTCGCGGCCTCGGCCGCGGCGAGAGAGCGCTCCTCGGCGTCGAGGGACTCGACCTTCGGGAGCGACACCTCGACGCCGTCGATCAGGGCCTTGTCGGGGAGGACCACCCGGATCGCGCGCGCGTTCACGAGGTGCTCGCGCGCCGTGTCCCAGTCGCCTGCCGCTCGAGCGGTGGCGTACGACTGGAGCTCGGCCTGGAGGCCCGCGATCGTGAACGTGAGGGGCATGCGGCTCAGCGTGCCCGCGCTCGCGACCGACAGAAGGTTCGGGCCGCCAGTTCTGGCCCTTTCAGAGCCCGAACGACCAGCGGACGACCTTCAGGAGAGTCCCAGCGGCGAACGTGATCCAGACGAGAAGCGGAAGCCAGAGGAACCCGAGCGCGGCGAGCACGGCGGCCACGTCCTCACCGAACCTCTTCTGCGGCATCGATCGACCTCCCTATCGCTGCAAGACGGGCAACTTGAACGTGTGCCCGCAGAGCCGGCACCGGAGCCGCGCGACGCCCTCGCCGATCCGCGTCGCGACGACGGCCTGTCCGGCGCTCGCGGAACGCACCGCGCGGCAACTGGGGCACGGCAGCCGCTGCCGTTCGTAGTGGGAGGGGAGTGGCTTGTCGCTCGGCCACTTCACGATGTCCGCGTTCAGGGCCCGGGGAGCGGGCGCGTCCGGGGGCGAGCTGGCGGGCGTGTCGGTCACCTGCGGGCTCGAGCTCTCCGTCGGCAGCTCGCTCACCGTCGGCAGCTCGCCGGCGTTCCAGCCCTCGAGCCATGCCGCGCGGATCGGCGCGCCGTGGTAACTGCCGAACGGACACGACTCGCGCGGCGCGCCGCGCGCGCGAGCTTCTCGCCCGCGTTCGCGTGCGTCGGAGATCAGACGAGCCTCCTTCCGAGCCTCTCGCCTCGCCTGCTTCAGCGTCCGATCCCGGGCCACTCGTCCCTCCCGTCGCGAGCTCGCGACCGCGGCTCACGATCGGTGGGTGCCCTGACGCGAACGGCCCAGGTCGGGCCGGAGCGGTCCTCGACGCGGCTGAACTCGGCGAGCCAGCACTGATATCTGGAGCAGTCCCAGAGGTGGTTCGCGGCGCTCTGCGAGCGCTTCTGCCAGAGCCACCGACTGCCCGTCGGCGTCTGCACGAGGACCTTTTGCTCGGAGGTCATCTGGCGCGTGTAGGCCTTGTCGCCGGCGCCCTCGCACTCCTCCCAGACGACGGGCTCCGCGTTGATGAGCGCCGCGAGCTCGTCGGACCAGTACGTCTTGTTCACGAGGTGCAGGTCGATCTCGTCGGGCTTGTTCTGGCTCACCCGGACGGACGTCGTACGCCACGGGACCTGCAGCGCGTCCTTGTCGGCCTCGCCCTTGATCGCGAACGCCCTCCGCGTGCGCCGCACGAGGCGGTACACGTCGCGCGTGCGCGAGCCGTCGGGCGTCTCCATGCCCCCGCCCGAGTCGATCGCGAGCGCGTGCGTCGTCGCGCGCAGGGCGAGGCCGCCCTCGATCGCCCAACGACGCCTGAGCGTCGCCTCGAGGAGCGCTTCCTCGTCCTCGGCCCAGCCCCAGTCGAGGAGTCGGGAGCGCGCGCCGAGACCCCAGGCGCGGCAGACCCACCACCACCCGTCCTCTTGCGTGTCGGCCGTGGCGAGGACCGTCGTCGCCCATGAAGGGACGAGGCCGCGCGGGTGGATGGCGCGCGCCTCGAAGGTGGACGCGGCGATCGCGCTCGAGCTCGCGCGCCAGGGTCGCCCCAGCGAGCCGTTGTAGAAGCCCTGGATCGCCGAGGGCGTGAGGCAGCGCAGGAACTTCACCACGAGCGCGCTGAGCGTCGTCTTCCAGTGGAACCACTCGGGCACGTGGAACGCGCGGCGCTTTTCAGTGGGCTCGGCGCCGGCGTCCGGGATCCACCCCGCGCCCGGCCTCCACTGGTCGAGGTGCGGCTGCAGCCGTCCCGCACAGCCGGCGACGCGGCACTCGACCCACGCGGACTGGTCGCGCTCGATCACGGCCGCGAGGCGCAGGCGCTCCTCGGGGGCGCTCGGCGCGCTCTCCCACCCGCCGCCCGGCCAGCGCACGCGCGTCTCGTCGATCGCCTGGACGCTGTCGCACGTGGGGCAGGGCACCGCGAAGACGCGGCGGTCGAGGACCTGGCCGTGGTTGACGCAGATGATGTCGCCGTCGGCCTTCGGCGAGGACAGGAGCACGATCAAGCCGAGAGGACCGAAGACCTTCGTCCGCTCCTTGCAGAAGTCCACGGGGTTCGTCTCGCCGTGGACCTGCCAGCGGTACTTCGCCGCCTCGTCGAGGATCACCCTGCGAAACGGGTCGCTCGAGAGCGACTGGGGCGAGCCGGCCCAGCCGATCACGATGCGCATGCCGTTCGTCAGGCGCATCTCGAGTAGGGTCGTGTCCGAGCGCCGCGGCGAGACGAGCTCCCGGAGCGAGGGCGTGCTCCGGAACATGGCCCGGAGCTTCTCCATGGCCTTCTCCGCGGCTTCGCGGTTGGCCATGACCCACAAGACGTCGCCCGGATCGTGCAGCGCCCAGCGGCCGATCGCGCAGCGGATCAACTCCGAGACGCCCATCTGGGCGCCCTTCAGGATCACGACCCAGCCGATCAGCGGGTCGGCAAGCGCCTCGAGGACCTCGACCTGCCACGGGATCGACCGCCAAGGGCCCGGGTCGGGGCTCTCCTCGGCCGAGAGGACGCGCTCGAGCTCGGCCCAGGCCGCGCCCCCGAGGCGCTCGCGCGGGAGCCAGGACGCCGCGACCTCGAGGACCCAGGCGGGCGCGTCCACCACCTACGCACCGCTCCCGCGCGGGTAGAGGAACACGTAACCGTCGCGGATCGCGAGCGTGGTCCCGTCTTCCGCCGGCTCGATCGCGAACGACTGGGGCGGGGCGCTCTGGTGGAGCCACTCGCCGCCGCGCCGGACGTACACCGACGTCGCGTCCTGAACGCGCACGGACGTCTCGTGACGTCGCCGCGCTGCGTGCCCAGCCCCCGCGCGCTCGACGAGCTGCTCGAGGAAGCCGTTCGCCGCGCGGCGGGGCGGGCGCTCGTCCTCGAGGCCCGCGCGGCGGCGCGCACGCGCGCGCTCGACGAACACCCGCGCGAGGGTGTCCTCCGCCGCAAGACGGACGAGGGCCCGCGCGAGACGGCGACCCTCGCGGCGCTCGAGCACCCTCTGCGCCCGACGACGCCGCGCCTCCTCGCGATCCGTGGGGAGCACGGCGCGGGCGGCGCGCGCGATCTCGTCGAGCGTCTCTCCGGTCCGCTGACCGGAGCGGGCGAGGCGCTCGATCCTCGCGATCGCGAGCTCGAGGCTCCGGCGGTTCATCCCGAGCGCGGCTTGTCGTGGAGGAAGGCGTGCACGCTGAACGGCTGCGCGGGGCGCTTCCTCTGCGTGACCTGGAGCGCGGGGATCTCGAAGCCGTCGCGCACGACGTCGAACGACGGGTGGCCGAGGACGACGTTCACGAGGCGCGTCGCGACGTCGAACCAGACGGCATGGAGGGTCACGTCCTGGGGCACGGGCTCGAGCTCGGACAGGCAGGCCCGCACGCGCGCCTCGAGGCCGAGGCGGTCACGTCGGTCCCAGACGGCGAGGTAGTCGCCGGCGAGATCGTGCATCACGGTGTGCGGGATCCGGACGAGGACCTCGCGCCGAGGAAACCGGAGCACGTCGACGTTCACCCACGTGTTCAAGCAGGCACCTCCACCGCGAAGGCCTTCAAGAGCTCGGTGAGCTCGTCCTCGAGGGCCTTGTAGATCTCGTCGTGCTGGCGCCCCACGAGGCGCAGCGCGAGCTTCCCGGGCAGCGCCACGAAGTGGCTCTTGACGACCTGGATCTGGCGACGCCAGTGCCGCTTCACGTCCTCGATCGCGACGAGCTCGCGGCGCGCCTGCGCGTTCTCGAGCTCCTTCTTTTCGGCGTCAGCGTGCTCGCGACGGAGTCGACAGAGCTGGGCGAGAGCCTTGAGCTTCGCGGGGCTCACGCGGCGCGCGAGGTCGACCAGGTCGCCGTCCTCGAGGGCGGACACGTCGTCCTCGAGCGTCGCGAGGTCGTCGGCCGAGAGCTCCACGCCCTCGACGCGGTCCGGCTCGGGAGGGCGTCCGGCGCCGCGTAGCAGGCCCGCGCGCTCCGCCCACGCGCGCAGCTCCTCGAGGTCGACGGAGCCGTCCTCGCCGAACGGCGCGCCGTCCCGCTTCCGCCACCGCTGGAGCGTCTTGCGCGAGAGGCCGAGCTCGGCGGCCGCAGCGACGAGGCCTATGCGATCCATGGCCGCAGCATGGGACACCTCGGGGACAGTCCCTCGAGCGAGCGCGCCCGAGGCGTCACGAGGGGACATCCCGCCCTCGCCCGCGCGGCCCCGTGCCACGCGCCTTCCGATTCCGGAAATCCGTTTGGCACGGCGGGTTCTGGCACGCGCCACCATGCGCCTGGGTCCTTCCTATTGCGCGAGCGGGGACAGTCCGGGGGGTGGGGGCGCCCCT